AGCTTTTCCGACCATGCAAAAAAATTAAAAATATTTTCTTATTTCATGCATAAAACTAAAAAAGTTTGGGGGTGAAATTATGTCACTTATCGAGCAACGAACCAAGAAAAATATGAAGGCTTTAGAAGTGTATAAGCCTGAATTTGATACAACAATTTCAATTTATGCTTCTTTAGTTGAACAATATCAAACGCTTGAAAAAGAATTTAAAAAGAATGATTACAAAGTTGAAGAAAAAACGGGCGCCAATAATTCAAAGCGTTCCCCAATGATTGCAACCCTTGAATCGTTGCGAAAAGATATTCTTTCTTATTCCAATGCTTTAGGTTTAACGCCTTCAGGATTAAGAAAATTGAATGATGAAATGAGCAAAGAGAAAAAACAAGTAAGTAAATTAGAAATGGCGTTGAATACTTTTGGAACATAAAAATTTTAATGTCGTTTTGACATATGCGAAGGAAGTTATTTCAGGAAAAAGAGTTGCTTGCAAAGAATTAAAACAAGCTTGCCAACGATTTTTGGATGATTTAAATGATGAACGATATGAATTAAAACATAAAGATGCGGAATTTTGCATTCAGATAATCGAAAAAACTTTTACTCATATTAAAGGAACCGCCAAGGGGCAACCCTATCTTTTAGAGGATTGGCAAAAGTTCATAATTTACAACGTTGCGGGAATTTATTTAAAAGGAACCAATGAAAGAAAATATAAAGAAGCGTTTATTTTTCTACCAAGAAAAAATTCTAAAACGTTTTTTGCAAGCGCCCTTGCTTGGGCGCTTTCCTTGTTGGAAAGAAATTATTATTCAGTTCTTTATATTATTGCAACAAAGTTGGATAGAGCGCTTGAAGCTTTTTATAACATTCTTGAAAATCTTGAAGCCATGGGCGAAAAGAAAAACTTCAGGATATTAGATAACAATAGCGAGCATTCTATAAATCGTTCTTTTTATGATGCTGATGGAAAAAAATCAGGCGCTATTAAAATTCAAGCCTTGGCTTCAGATGCAAAAAAGGCTGATGGGCTGAACGGTAATATTTTTGTTCTTGATGAAATTCACGCCTATAAAAGCGCCAATGATTATTTTGTATATAAGCAAGCTATGAAAGCCTATGTAAATAAATTGTTGATTGGAATAACAACGGCTGGAAGTAACATGAATTCTTTTTGTTATCAGCGCCTTCAATATTGCCAAAAGATTTTAAATAAAGAAGTTGAAGATGAACAATATTTTATTTTTATAACAAAAGCTGATAACCCTGACGATTATACAAACCCAATAGAACATGAAAAAGCTAATCCTAATTATGGGGTTACAATTCGCCCCCAAGATATTGAAGCTGAAGCGATGCAAGCGCAAAACGACCCAAGCGCAAGAAGCGAATTTTTAAATAAATCATTAAATATTTATACCAATACAATGAGCGCTTATTTTGATATTGGCGAAGTTCAATATTCTGATGAAGAAGCCTATAAAGAACTTCAGGCGAAAATGAAATTAAAAGATAAACCTATTCCCCTTGAAGCCTTGGCCAAGCTTCCTAATGTTCAATGGTTTGGCGGGGCTGATTTATCTAAAATGTTCGACTTAACGGGCGCTTGTATTTATGGGCGCTATGAAGATATAGATATTACTATAAGTCATGGCTTTATTCCTATTACGCAAGCCAAGGCAAAAGCTGAAGAAGATAATATTCCCTTCTTTTGGTGGGAAGAAAAGAAATGGTTGACAATGACAAATTCAGAACTTGTTGATTATGAAGAAGTTGTTAAATGGTTTAAAAATATGCGGGATAAGTTAGGCTTCAAAATTAAAGCCGTTGCTTTTGATAAATATAATTCAAGGGATTTTGTGCGAAGTATGGAAAAGCAAAAATTCAAGATGGAAGAAGCGGGGCAACAATTTTGGAAAAAGAGCGAAGCCTTCAGGGAAATAGAACGCAAAATAAAAGCAAAGCAATTTACTTTCCTTTCAAATAAAGCTTTTGAATATTGCATTAGTAACGTAAAAGCAAATGAAGATGCTGAAGAGCGAGTTAGATTTGAAAAAGTTGGCGAAAACTTCAGGATTGATTTATTTGATGCAACGGTTGTTGCGGTTAAGCAAGCAATCATTGCTAGAGATAAAAGCAAGAAAATTAATACTTGGTTTTAAGGGGGTGAAATATTGCCATTGTTTAAAAGGAAAAAACAGATAAGAACAAATTCGCCCGTTGCTTTATGGCTTCAAGGTGAAGAAGCCCAAAATATTTTATTGCCAAGCGGTTATTTACCTATTACCAAAAATGAAGAAGTAAAAAAGTGTATTCACAAAATAGCTGATTTGGTTAGTTCAATGACAATTATGTTAATGGAGAATTCGCAAGATGGAGATATTCGGCTTAAAAATGAACTAGCAAAAAAAGTTGATGTTTACCCCAACAATTACATGATAAGAAAAAACTTCATTTATAAAATTGTTGCCGATATGCTAACCCATGGAAATAGCGTTGTTTATCCAAATGTTCAGGATGGGCTTCTTGACAATCTTACAATTTGGGATATAAACAGAATTATTTTTAATGGCGATAATGAAAGCTATTCCATTCAATATAAGCTTCAGATGTTCGACCCAATGGAGTTATTACATTTTGTTTTAATTCCTGATGATTTACTTCCCTTCAAGGGGCAAGGATTTATTCCTATTGTAAAAGATGCCATTGCAAATTTAGTTCAAGCCAATACAACAAAAACAGGATTTTTGCAAAGCAAATGGCGCCCTTCCCTAATTATTAAAGTTGAATCTGATGCCGAGGGAATGCAAGTACAAGAAGAGCGCCAAAAGATTTTAAATTCTTATGTTGGCGATACTGAAAACGGGGAACCATGGATTGTTCCCGCAAGCGAAATTGATGTTAAAGAAGTTCGCCCTTTATCGCTTCAGGATTTAGCAATTCAAGAATCTATAACGCTTGATAAAAAAGCGGTTGCTTCAGCTTTTGGAATTCCTTCTTTTATGGTTGGCGTTGGGAATTTTAACAAAGATGAATATAACAATTTTATTAATTCGGTTATTATGCCAATTGCAAAAAGCATTGAACAAGAAATGACAAAGAAATTAGTTTATTCGCCTACTTGGTATTTTAAATTTAATTTCAAGAGCCTGATGCAATACGACTTGGGCGAATTAACAACCCATGTTAAAGAAATGGTTGCGGGTGGAATGCTTAACCGCAATGAAGGAAGAAACGCTTTTGATTATAGCCCCGTTGATGGGTTAAATGATTATGTTGTTTTAGAAAATTATATTCCCGTTGCTGATGTTGGGAATCAAAAGAAGCTTAAAGGGGGTGACAATAAGAATGAGAGCGGAACAAATGAATAAACGGGATTTTAAGACAACCTTCAAAGTGACTAGGCAAGAAGAAGCGCCTGATGAAATGATTATTGAAGGTTATTTTGCATTGTATGAAAGTGAAACAGAATTATTTGAGGGCGTTCATGAAATTATATCAAGGGGCGCTTTTGATAATACTTTAAATAACGATATACGGGCTTTATGGAATCATAATACCCAATATGTTTTAGGGCGTAATAAAAGCGGTTCTTTAGAATTGAAAACAGATGATAAAGGGCTTTTTGCATCTATTCGCCTTCCTAAAACACAATACGCCCAAGATTTATTTGAATTAGTTAAACGGGGCGATGTAGACCAATGCTCATTTGGTTTTAATATTGTGGGCGAAGATTTAGAAGAACTAGCTTCAGGCGGTTATAGATGGCGAATTAATGAAGCTGATTTGCATGAAGTCAGCGTTGTAACTTTTCCCGCCTATGAAAATACAAGCGTTCAGGCTAGAGCCAAGCAAGTTGAACAAATTGAAAAGCGCAAGCTTGACCAAAAGAAAAATGATTTGCAAAAAAGATTGGAGGGCTTTACAAAATGTTAAAGCAATTAAAATTAGCAAAATCAATTGAACTAAAAAGAGAAGAATTAAAAAAGATTGAAGCCAAGGCTGAAGCTTTAGTTAAAAGAAGTGATGAATTAAAACAAGCATTAGAAGAAGCAAAAACTGATGATGATATTAAAACGGTTGAAATTGAAATTAATAAAATTGATGCTGATAATGTAGAAATCGAAAACGAAAAGAAAACAATTGAAGCTGAAATTGAAGAATTAGAAGTTGAACTTGAAGATGTTAAAGAGCGTTCAGCAAAAGCAAACCAAGATAACAAGAAAAGAGCAAAAGGAGAAGTTGAACCTATGAATCGTTTACAAGTAAGAGAGTTATTAAAAACGGGCGAATATTACAAGCGTTCAGAAGTTGTTGAGTTTTACGAGAAGTTCAAAAACCTTAGAGCGGTAACGGGCGGGGAATTAACAATTCCTGAAGTAATCGTAAATCGTATCATGGATATTTTGGGCGATTATTCAACGCTTTATCCTTTAGTAGATAAGATTCAAGTAAAAGGAACGGCAAGGGTTTTAATTGATACAGATACAACGCCCGCATCTTGGGTTGAACAAAATGCATCTTTGCCAACGGGTGACGTTGGAACGCTTGCTTATTTAGATTTTGATGGCTTCAAAGTTGGTAAAGTAACTTTTGTTGATAATTATCTTCTTCAAGATTCAGTTATTAACCTTGATGAATATGTTTCAAAGAAAATT